CCCCACTCCATAGAGATTTGGCTGTATTATTCCTCACTGGATGCCAGTGTGCTTACGCGGACAATTTTACGTCGCTTCGGACAACGACGCCCAGTGGTTGGTTGATTTTGGTGTACGGTCCCTACTGTTCAAAACACATGGTAGAGTCACCCACACACAGTGAACAATCCGTGTGTGGCATTAATCCATGATCCCGAAGGTCATCTTATAGCTACTTTCCACCTAGTCAACCACCACTATTGGATGGGGCCACCCCACTTTCTTCAGGGGACACGGGGAATTGTGTGTCTTTGTTGCCCTGTCTGAACTTTCAAGACGGCGGTGTACATTTTACACTACTTTTCGTGCCGTAAATTATCCAATACACTAAAAGGAAGTGTAGTCAATTGGTGCCACGTAATACCGTGTCTGAGTGATCGTAGTGCCTGTACCTGCATTCGCAAATACAATCTGATCGCCGGTGTCGACACGTATCTTCAACACATGAAGTGTTGATGTGGCATTGACACACGTATGCAATGACAAAGCAGCAGAAGTGGTGCCGCCAGTGATGAACGTGGGGCTGGGTATGGTGGCCGTTAAGCCAGTGCCAAGAGCTCGGCACACTACCAAATACTCCCCACCCGAGATAACGTCGAACGTGGTGTTGTCAAACCTCCGGAAAGGAAACGACGGCCCAGTGGATGAAGCATTGGTCTGGTTGACGGGTGCAGAAAAAGCACCGGTGTCAGCAGTCCAAACACCGCACACCTCAGGACCATCAGTCGGTTTGCGCAGTTCGACTGTGTACTCGACGTACAATTCGCCACCTGTGACGTTGTTCCCATACGCAGAGGACAGCCACAAATTACCCATGTCGTAAGTCTTGATGTCTAGATTCGAACTCAAATTGCCACTACGAACATACAACCATTTAGGTTCAGGTGTGACTACCAAATCATTATTCATCCAGACATTCGTCTCCGTGTTGGGAATTGTTTGCGCCTGCTCCGCTTTTGTTGCGGGAGCTGCGTCTGCCGCATCGTAATCGAAGCTCATCATGATGACCCCTGACTCGGAAGAGGCTGCCACACTACGAAACTCGTATCGCAACTTCTTAAACCTGTACTCCTCATACCTTCGCGCTAGCTTACACAACCAAGGGAAAGACCCGGACATGCCGGGGTTGCATGGAAGTGCTTGAACGTCGAAGTTTAAGCTGTTGATAACAGGTTTAAGAAACGAACGGTGCGAAACGGTGACACCAGTAGATGTGGTTGTCATCTTAGGGGCTGATCCAGAACGGCGAGTGGCAAACGCCACTGGGGCCGCACGCACTGCATCATTCTTCTGCATGGTGGGAACAGTGTTCTTCTTCACGCTGCCGCGAAGGTTACTCTTCTTGCTTCCTTTATTTGTCATTATCGGATTAATGTATTTCACCAAATACGCTGCTGTGGATCGAACGACACCCTTATTGATATTGCTGTTGTAAAACTCCTCGTCGGCTCGGCGTAGATCCTCGTTTGTCTTAGACTTTGCAATCGCAATGTCGTGAACTCTGCAAGATTCGTCGAACTCACTTACTGACTGTAATTTGGGGTCGGACACTGACTGTTGGAATGAGCCGTCAGACCAGTATGGACCACAAAAATTGTTTTGAAATATTTTGACTGACTATACGAAATATTTCAGGGCCGGCTCCTAAAACATATATTGCACAACGTCCGGTGGACAGTTGTCGTACTTGTCAATCGTAATATCCTCATGAAACAACTCCTCAATGTCAGTTGCGAGACTCGTGTGTGCATACGCCGATTCGATCGCTATTTGCAGCTCAGGTAAAATGCCAAATGCATAGTAAAAGCTACACCGGGTGGCAGCCGAAACAGTGCGTTGGACTTGGTCCCCAAGACCCTTCATGCGCGTGAGGTGTGAAGTGTTCTTGTGCACATGGTTCAAGAATCCGTCACTATACGCGATACCACTACGTTGGAACACTTTGTAATATTCCTGTAAAACAGGAATGCCACACGTAATGGATGCCCCACAATCACCGACAGCTTTGTACCACATCTTGAGAACATTAGAATTTTGCACAGGTACTAAGCACATCGGGTCTTTAATGATCGAGTTGGTGAGATTACGCACCATGACTGGTGCGCCGTCAACCTCTACAACGCGCGATTGACAAAACTCAATTTCTTCCAACTCATACACCGGTTTTTCAATGGTCATGCGGTACCCATACCTGGCAAACCAGGAGGGTGTTCCGGCCATAAAGTTTCGCAAATCACGTGATTCCATGATAACGACGCAATCATCACCGTTGTTACACAGCTCGACGTCGACACCACGCTCGCGTGAATAGGCAAACACAAGTCCGCACATTATAACACAGTTACCAAGGGACGTATTAAGGTCCCCTGACGACCGTGTGCCCTCCATGCTGAACTTAACCTGCCCATCGTCACAGTACGCTACTCCTTTATTCCGCTCTTGCCACCTCAACAGCATTCTTAACTCCTTGGACTGAGGGAAAATGCCGGTGTATACTGAATGTTCATATCTAAGGGCGGGCACAGAAGTGTGCATGTCAAACTTCTTCGCGTCCAACCCGACAGCTACTGGCCTGACAAACCGCGACCATTTGTCTTTGACCACCTTGCCTGCCTCCATAACATTCAGCCCCTTAATCACAGTGTGGGCCGTGTGCGCACCAAACGCGCTGTTGATTCCCCGATAAATTCGTTTCTCTAAAAACTTAATATACTTACCTAACACGAGATTGTACCGGGGGGATCTGGGGTTGATGACTCGGGGCGCTTTACCCAAGTCTTGTTTCTCGTACTTCACAAACGAGCGAAGTCTGGAATCAGCCTCCGTCAAACCATCCTTGTTGAGGGATTCATATGCCGCCTCATACACACGCCGTTTTGAGCCAGTGTACGCTTCGACTACACGTCGAAGAGGCACTACTGGGGCAGTGGCGCATTTCTGAATTAGAACATTTTTGAACTCCTCTAAATGGCGGTTCCGTTTGTAAGCACGAGAACGCACGCGTAGGGCAGGCTCAAAGGCATTCCCCGTGTCGCATAGAAAATACCTCTCCTCGAAAGCCCTCCCCACCGTGTTTATGTTGTTGTTGTACACCCCGAGGCGGTGTGTGGGTCCCAAGTTACGCACCACAACAAACTTACGCAACTTGGCTGCCTGCCCGTTCGGATACAGCCGGAGCATCCCACGGCACTTAGACAGGTCTCTACCGACCATCATGGTGTCGTGTCCGGCCAACCGAACTGGGCGCCCCTACGTAAGGGGCGTAAACGCTGGCTGTGGCTTGTCTATATCCAACAACCAGCGTTGGAACCTGCTCATACGCGCAACAGATGTTTCCACTCGATAGTGGATGTCCTCATTAAAATAACAACTGATGATTGACGGCAGGTGACATACGGCATCGACCTCTCGCACTGAATACTTACGCATAAGCCGCAAAGCTTCGCGCTCCACAATTAACTTGTTGCCAGGAATGCTAGCTGGCAACTGTCCGAGTCTTGAGCGCAACTCCACGATGACTGCCGCGGAAAAACGTGGCACGAACTTGAGGGGGTTCAAAGCCCTTCTTTGTCCTGGTCTTGGCGGAGCAGGTGGCTGTTGCCACCTAAAATGCGTTTCGGGGTCGTACACAGTGAGCGTGGTGAACGTGGGTCCCAAATCTGTGCGAACTGTAGGAGACGCCGGGTCCGGCGCAGCGTCCTGCAACATTACGTGTCCCTCATCTGCAAGGTCATTCATCGTTGCGGTGATGATGGATGTATCGCCCCTATAGTCCAAGGTATACAATAGGGACTCACGTACGGCTTTATGTTGCCTCCTACGAAGTTGTGCTTCCTGCTGGACGCTAGGATCCACACAACAACAGGCGCGTGTGAGTGAACTGGTAAACCAGAATTCACTGACTGCTTCTTTCCATCTCCCCCAAAATGTCCAGTAGGGTTGGCTTTCGGACTGACTAGGTCCTACTACAGGTAAAAACTCGGATTGTCTTGTAATTGTAGCCATAATGGAATAAAGAAAGGTTCCCTTGTCATGGAGTGGACAAGGACACCTGGAGAATGACCAGCCATCCTGGGGTAACCCCAGGGTGCGATGTGCTCCTCCAACGATGGGGTCGTTACTCCCACTCTACGCACATCGCAGTGGCGGCCTTATGCCACCCCCTTTAAGGTTGCACACACCACTTGATGTCTACGCAACCACCGATTCCCCAGCAGCAAGATGCTAACCTTACCGACGCTCGTTATACTGGGGACAACAACTCTATTCGCCGAGTCACGGCGTGGTCTTGTCATGCCACTACACTGTTTTGCAAAGCGTGGTCTTGTTGTACCACCATAAACTAAGG